AATTTCAACAGTCTGCCAAGTGAGATATTTACAGGTTAAGATGAATGGCAACCAATGTCTATTTTAATCCATTTCCATCTAGCCAGATAACTTCCGAGCAGCTGCTCGTTGAAGATTTGGTAATAGAAGCCATGCAAATTTATGGCATGGATATCTTCTATCTTCCTAGAGCAACAAGAGACCAAGTAGATTATCTCTATGGAGAAGACACACTTAAACAATATGTGACTGCATATCCAATTGAGATGTACCTAGAAAATGTCACTGGCATGGATGGTGAAAGAGAATTCATTTCTAAATTTGGTTTAGAGATTCGTGATGAAGCAACATTCTTAGTTTCTCGCCGTAGATTTGCTGCAACTGTTCCGCAGTTGAGACCATTAGAAGGCGATTTAATTTACATTCCTCTGTTGCGTAATCTCTATGAAATCACAAATGTAGAACACGAAAACGACCAGGCAATGTTCTACACACTTGGTCGTGGTCGTGGTGGTAATGTATATGTGTATGCATTGAAGTTGAAAATGTATGTGTTCTCAAATGAAATCATACAAGTTGGTGTATCTGAAATTGATGACCAGATTCGTGACTACTATCCAAGGACAAATGTTGCACTAGAGGCAGGTGGCACAGGCACATTTGTTAACGATGAGATTGTATATCAAAGTGCCAATACCTTTGCAAATGCTACTGCGACTGCTGTTGTGCATGACTTCTTGCCAAATTCACAAGTCACAATATTCAGAACAATTGGTACATTTACAGCAGGCGGTACAATTAGAGGCAATACATCAAATGCAGTATGGACAATTTCTACTGCCGATGACCTTGCACCACTCGACAATGCCTTCGAAGATATCATTGACAACAATCGTATACAGACAGAATCAAATGGCATCATTGACTTCTCTGAAACAAATCCGTTTGGTGAACCATAATGTTAGGTAACGCACAATATTATAATCGTTCTATTCGTAAGATTGTCGTTGCATTTGGCACAATCTTCAATGACATTCAATTACAAAGATACACAAAAGATGGTCTTACTAAAAAAGAAATCTTTCGTGTGCCATTGTCATATGGTCCCAAAGAAAGATATTTAACTGCAATCACATCTGATCCAACATTGGTCAGAACAATCGGTGTTAATGTGCCAAGAATGTCATTTGAATTAACTGGCATGGCATATGACCCATCTCGCAAACAACAATCTCTTTTACAGAACTTTGCTCAAAATGCCAATGGTGGTTTGAACGCACAATATATTCCTGTGCCTTATGACTTCAATTTCTCAATGACAATCTATGTGAGAAATACTGAAGACGGCACACAAATCGTAGAACAGATTTTACCATTTTTCAAACCAGACTTTACTGTAACGGTTGATATGATTCCTGACATGGATCAAAAGTATGACATGCCAATCATTCTCAATTCTGTGAACACAACGACAGAATATGAAGGTGCGTTAGAAGATGGCACAACTCGACTGATTACATGGGACTTAGAATTTACTGTTAAAAGTTTTCTCTGGCCTGCTGTTAAAACACCAAATGGTTTAATTGGTGCCTACAGTTCTGTTTCTGGTCGTTATGGACAAGCAAACACAAACATCTACATAGATACACAGAATCGTGATGCACAACAAGTAACTGTTGATTATGCAAATGGCAACAACTATTTCACAACAGGCGAAACGATTCGTGTTGACCGAACAGATACAAATGAAATTACTGGTAAAGTTATCTACTTCAGTAACAGTAATAATGGTATTCTAATTGTAGGAGAACTCAGTCAATTATTACAGGCAAATGATGTTGTTGTTGGTGACTATACAAATGCATCTTACAATGTGACAGCAGTATCGATTTCGCCTCTTAAAGCAGTAGCAATTGTAACCAAACCTGTGCCAGAGAATGCAGAACCAGATGATGAGTTTGGTTTCTCTACTACTATCACAGAATGGCCTAACACATTATTATGAAAAATCTAAATGAAAAACTTTCTGAAGCACTAAACATCGAACCAATTGAATTAGAAACGACAACAGAAATAGTTGAAGTTAAAGATTCAGTTGAAGATGATGCTGAGTTTGCCAGACAAAACATTCGCAGTTTAATTGCCAAAGGTAATGATGCTGCATCTCACATTGTTGAGATTGCAAAACAGTCAGAACATCCTCGTGCATTTGAAGTTGCCGCAGGTATGTTAAAGAATCTTGCAGATATGAACAAAGATTTGCTAGAGATTCAAAAACGCAAACAAGATTTACAACCAAAACAAATTACACAACAAAATATCAATGTTGATAAGGCAGTCTTTATTGGTTCAACTTCTGAATTGATTAAGCAGTTACGAAATGAAAAATGATGGTTACTTAGGAAATGAACGCCTAAAGAAAGTTGGCGTTGAGATTTCTTTTACTGAAGAACAGTTAAAAGAGATTATTCGATGCACCGAAGATCCGGTGTATTTCATTCGAACATATGTCAAGATTGTCAATGTGGACAAAGGTCTTGTGCCTTTTGACATGTGGCAATTCCAAGAAGACATGGTTCGTGACTTCCATGAAAATCGTTTCTGTATCTGCAAAATGCCGCGACAGGTTGGTAAAACAACCACGACAGTTGGTTATATGTTATGGTCTGTTTTGTTCCAAGACGATTACACGATTGCCATTCTTGCAAACAAAGGTCAACTAGCACAAGAAATTATGTCTCGTTTGCAAAAGGCATATGAGCATCTTCCTCTTTGGTTGCAACAAGGCATCATAGTTTGGAATAAAAGAAACATTGAATTAGAAAATGGTTCTAAGATATTTGCCTATGCAACATCAGCTGCTGGTGTGCGAGGCGGTTCTTACAATTTAATCTTTCTAGACGAATTTGCATTTGTACCAAAGAACATGGCAGATGACTTCTTCACTTCTACCTATCCTGTGATTTCTTCTGGTAAAACAACAAAAGTTATTATTGTTTCTACGCCATTTGGTCTGAATCACTTCTACAAGATGTGGGTCGATGCAACTGAAAAACGGTCAACTTATAAACCAATTGAAGTTCACTGGTCAATGGTGCCAGGCAGAGATGCAAAGTGGCGAGAAGAAACGATACGAAACACATCCGAAGAACAGTTTCGACAGGAGTTTGAAACTGAGTTCATTGGTTCATCTGCAACACTTATCTCTGGTGCAAAACTTAGGTCATTGGCATTCTTTAATCCATTTTCTTCAATAGATAATTTAGATGTGTATGAGAATCCACAACCAGGCCATTTGTATATTGCAACAGTTGATTGTTCAGAAGGTGTGGGTTTAGACTATCACACAATCAATATATTAGATGTGACACAAGTTCCTTACAAACAAGTCGCAAAGTATCGTAATAATAAGTTGCCACTATTGTTTTTTCCAACAATTGTCTACAGTATCGCAAAAAGATACAATGAGGCATTTATTTTAGTTGAAACAAACAATGTGGGGCAACAAGTAGTTGACATTTTACATTATGAATTAGAGTATGAAAACATCTATAAAATTGACCATCATCACATCAAAGGTCAAACAATTTCAGGTGGTTTCAAAAGAGCCGCAAACTTTGGCATTAAAACAACCAAAACAGTTAAGAAAATTGGTTGTGCCAATCTAAAGACACTGGTAGAATCAGACAAATTGATAGTCAATGACTTTGACACAATTGCTGAAATGAATACCTTTGTTCGTTTTCGTGATTCATATGCAGCCGAAGAAGGTAATAATGATGACTTAGTGATGGGTCTTGTTCTTTTTGCCTGGTTGACTGCACAATCATACTTCAAAGATTCTACAAATATTGATATACGCCGAGTTCTCATTGAAGAACAAAATCTTTCAGCAGAAGAAGACCTTACACCTGTTGGGTTCATTGATGACGGCAAAAGAGAAGAAGTTTTGATAGATTCTGGCGATGTGTGGACTGAAAGAGGGTATAGATCCTCAATTTTATAAAAACATAAATACAAAATAAAAAGAAATTGACCCGATAACAAAAGGAGAAATCCATGGCATTTCAATTATCCGCAGGGGTGAATGTATCAGAAGTCGATTTGACTACTATCGTTCCCTCAGTCGCCACCTCCATTGGCGCATTTGCCGGACCGTTTGCATGGGGACCTGCGAATACTGTCGTTACCATTTCTGATGAGGTTCGCCTCGCAGCAACATTTGGTAACCCTGGCAGCACAAATTATGAACATTGGTTCTCTGCCGCAAACTTTCTTGCATATACCAACAATCTAAAAGTTGTTCGTGCTGTTAATGTTGCACAAACAAGAAACGCTACTGCAAATACTGCTGTCTTAATCGACAATGAAGATTCGTATGAAGCCAACTACTACACTGGTTCTTCAAACGCTTATGGCGAATTTGCTGCCCGTTATGCCGGCGCACTCGGAAACTCGTTAAAAGTTTCTGTTGCCGACTCTAACACTTACAGCTCTTGGACATACGCAAGTCAATTTACAGAAGCCCCAGGCACATCGAGCTATACTTCTAGTCAAGGTGGTTCGAATGACGAATTGCATGTCATCGTTGTTGACGAAGATGGTGTGATTACTGGTACACAAGGTACTGTCTTAGAGAAATATTCGTTTGTCTCTAAGGCTTCTGATGCCAAAGATGATAGTGGCAACTCAAACTATTACAGAAATGTGATTGAAGCACAATCGCAATATATCTACTGGATGGATCATCCTTATGCGAATGGCGCAAATGCCACATGGGGCTCGACTGCATCTGGTACAGGTTTCGCAAATCTGACTTCCAATGTGACAGTATCACTTGCTGGTGGTGTTGATGGTACAATCTCTACTGCTAATGTGGTTACTGCATATGACTTCTTTGATTCTGCCGAATCTGTTGATATCGCTTTAGTGATTTCTGGTCCTGCCGGCCAAACACTTGCAACTGACCTCATTTCTTTGTGCGAATCTCGTAAAGATTGCTTAGTCTTCTTGTCGCCAGAGAAAGCTGATGTTGTGAATAATCCAGGTGATGAAGTTACTGATACTGTTGCCTATCGCAATACTCTGACTTCTTCTTCTTATGCTGTCATCGATAGTAACTGGAAGTATCAATACGACAAATACAACGATGTTTACCGTTGGGTCCCACTCAACGGAGATATTGCTGGTCTATGTGCAAGAACAGACTTAGAAAGAGACCCATGGTTCTCACCTGGTGGTCTAAATCGTGGTATCATTAAGAATGTAATTAAACTGGCATACAATCCAACGAAAACAAATCGTGATGACCTGTATGTCAAAGGCATCAATCCGGTTGTTTCTTTCCAAGGCGAAGGCACAGTTCTGTTTGGTGACAAGACGATGTTGAGTAAACCATCGGCATTCGACCGCATCAATGTTCGCAGACTGTTTATCGTGCTTGAAAAGGCAATTAGTCGTGCCGCAAGATTCTCGTTGTTTGAATTCAACGACCAGTTCACCCGTGCTCAGTTTGTTGCACTCGTTGAACCATTCTTGCGTGATGTGCAAGGTCGCCGTGGCATCACCGACTATCGTGTTGTCTGCGATGAAACAAACAATACTGGTGAAGTTATCGACCGCAACGAATTTGTTGGTGATATTTACATCAAACCTGCCCGTTCGATTAACTTCATTCAACTTAACTTTGTTGCAGTTAGAACAGGCGTTTCGTTTGATGAAGTCGTAGGACAGTTCTAAATAGAGAAACAGGAGAAAATTAAATGGCATTTAATGTAAACGAATTTAGAAGCCAAATGATTGGTGACGGTGCCCGTCCTAATCTATTTGAAGTTTCTATGCCGTTTCCTGGGTTCTCTGCGCCAGGAAACGCACAGACAAAATTAACATTCATGTGTAAAACTGCACAATTACCTGGCGCTACGCTGGGTGTTGTGCCAGTTCAATACTTTGGCCGTGAGTTAAAGTTTGTTGGTAACAGAACATTTGCAGATTGGACAATTACAGTAATCAACGATGAAGATTTCGTAGTTCGTAATGCCTTCGAAAGATGGATGAATGGAATCAATTCGCACAATCTGAATGTTCGTAATCCAGCTGCCCTTTCACCACTTGGTTATACTGTTGACGGTGATGTTACTCAGTTTGGTAAAAACGGTAACAACATTAAACAGTATAAGTTTGTCGGACTATTCCCAACAGACTTAACACCAATTGATGTTGATTGGGGTTCAAATGATACGATTGAGGAGTTTTCAGTAACGATGTCCTACCAGTGGTGGGAATCTGTAACAGACGGTGTAGTGTAAAGATAGAGGGAATTTTCCCTCTATCAATTTTTAGGATGATTTGTTAATGGCAATATATCTTCTCGTCAAAGAACATGTTGACACAGGATTAAAATACTTGTGTAAGCATGTTGCATCTTCCTTTCCTGAGTGTGAAAAATACAAAGGTTCTGGCACATATTGGAAAAGGCACTTAAAAAAATATGGCAACAATATTAAAACTACATGTCTCTTTGTAACCGAAGATGAAAAACAATTCCGTGAAGTTGCTAAAAAATACTCTATAAGTTTTGATGTTATAAATTCCAAGGAGTGGGCAAATCTTTGTAATGAAGAAGGACAAGGTGGCGATACTGTTGTCGATAGAAAAGTTCATGGTGAAAAAACTAAACATAGCTTACACAAACCAAAAGTTAGAGAAAAACATCTTAAACACCTAACAGAACACATAAAAATTATTCAACCTTTAGCTGCTAAAGCAGCAAAAGAAAAATTAACTGGTGTTGCAAAAACAGAACAACACAAACAGAATATGCGTGGCAAAAGACCCCAGGTCAATCAAACTGGCAGTAAAAACAATAATGCTAAATCCATTTATACTCCATTTGGTATATTTGATAGTATTCGTGAGGCATCTCAACAAATTGAAGGACATACATATAAAATGATTTGGGATAGATTACAAAATGATAAAGAATGGAGATATATCTGATGGCCATTCGCCTGTTTGGTTTCACCTTAGGTTCAAAAGATGTTGTTCAGAAGCAAGACCCTGAGCAACCATCTTTTGCACTTCCAACGGAAGCAATTGATGATGGCGCAGTTACCATCACTCAAAACGCATACTACGGCACATATGTTGACTTAGAAGGTGCCGTTCGCAATGAATTAGAACTTATCACAAGATATCGTGAGATGGCAAATCATCCAGAATTGGAACAGGCCATCGATGATATTGTCAATGAAGCAATCACACACGATGTTTCTGGTCGAACAGTTGATATCGTTGTAGATAAACTCAAACAACCAGAGACAGTCAAAAAGAAAATTCGTGAAGAATTTGAAACGATTCTGAAGTTACTTAACTTTGGTAATCTTGCTGATGACTTGTTTAAGCGTTGGTATATCGATGGTCGCATTTACTATCATGTTGTAGTAGATGACCGAGACCCAAAAGCAGGTATACAAGAATTAAGATACATTGATCCTCGTAAGATTCGTAAGGTACGAGAAATCAAAAAAGGTAAAGACCCAAAGACTGGTGCCGATATTATCTTATCGATTGCAGAATACTATGTTTATTCTGACCGTGGTACTGCATCACAATCTTATGGTGCATCAGTTAACTCTGGTTTAAGAATTGCACCAGATGCAATCATCAATGTCAATTCTGGTTTGATGGATGCAAAAAACACATTCGTCATTTCATATCTTCACAAGGCAATCAAACCACTCAATCAGTTACGAATGATTGAAGATGCCGTTGTGATTTATCGCATATCGAGGGCACCAGAACGCCGAATCTTTTATATCGATGTGGGTAATTTGCCAAGAGGTAAAGCCGAACAGTATCTAAAAGATATCATGGTCAAGTATCGTAACAAAATGGTTTACGATGCCAATACAGGTGAACTGCGTGATGACCGCAAACATATGTCGATGCTAGAAGACTTTTGGTTACCTCGCCGAGAAGGTGGTAAAGGTACAGAAATCACAACTCTGCCTGCTGGTCAAAACCTTGGTGAGTTAGAAGATGTAAAATACTTTCAAAAGAAACTTTTACAATCTCTCAATGTACCAATCTCTCGTTTAGAACCACAACAAGGTGGTATGATTGGTCTTGGTCGCACAACAGAAGTGACCCGTGATGAAGTTAAGTTTCTTAAATTCATTATTCGTCTTCGCAATAAATTCTCACAGATTTTTGACCATGCATTAGAAAAACAATTAGTTCTCAAAGGTATTTGTACCTTAGAAGAATGGCGTGAGTTTAGAGAAGAAATTTATTACGATTACAAGAAAGACAATAACTTTACTGAACTGCGTGATGCAGAGTTATTAACTTCTCGTTTGCAATTGTTGGCAACAGTTGATCCATATCTTGGTAGATACTTCTCTGCTAAATGGGTTAAGAAAAATGTGCTTCAACAATCAGATGATGAAGTCGAAGCAATGGAAAAAGAAATGGCAGAAGAATCTGAACAAGGCATTGGACAACCAGTTCAACAACCTGGATTCGAACAAGCCAATGTGACGGCAGAAGATTATCCACCTGAAGACAATACGCAAGAGAGTGGTGCATCAGATTCAATGACGCCGATGCTTGATGCAGAAGTAGAACGGTATTCTTCTCTACTAAATAGGCGATAAAACAAATTTCAAAAGGAATCCACCATGGACGCAAAAACATTTATTGACAAAGTTGCTTCTGGCGATGCTAATGATGCAAAAGATTTAATTAATGACCTTCTTTCTTCCCGTGCCTTTGAAGCATTAGAAGTAAAAAAGATTGAAATTGCACAATCTCTTTACAACAATGGTGAAGAAATTGAGGTGCAAGATACCGCTGATACACCAATGGAAGACGAACTTCTGACACAAGAAGATATTCAAAAAACAAAAGAACAGATTAAATCTCGTTTATCAAAAGAAGAAGTAGAAAAACTTGTTGAATCCGTAAAAATTGTTGGTAGAGATGCTGACCTTGACGAAGAACATTTCAAATTGCATGTAAATGGTAAACGAGAACATTTTATTCATACCAACTATGAAAATAGTCATGCAACCGATAGTAAAAAAGAAATACATTCTCAAGTCAAAGAACAATTACCTCATTTGGCACCTGAACATCAAAAAGCAGTAACAGATGCAGTTCATGCTTCTTATAGAAAGTAAAGATGAAATCACTACAAGACTTTAAGCAACAACCAATAAATGAAGAAGAAAAGTCGGACTACAAAAAGTTCGATATGCTTGTTCGTGCTGGTCTTGCAAACAAAGCACAGTTACAGAGAATTCATCGTATTTTAGAAAAGATGAAAGAAGACAGACCGGTATTCAATAATGCCGACAGAATGATTCTTCAAAATCTTTTCAATAAAATGGTTGATTTAATTTCGAACAACAAACAAATCTTTCAACAAACTCGGCGTGCTGTTCGTGAAGATGTAGAATTAGATGAGGCAGAATTAGATACTGCCGATTACAAGATTGGTTCTTCTGGTCGTAAAGTAAGAGCCCATCGTATTAAAGTTGGTGATGAGGTCAAAGAAGAATTTGAGATTGAAGAAGCAACAGAAGACATACCTAATGATCCGCCTTTTGTTTTGATGTTGAAACGAAAAGCAATTCGTATGTATCCAAATAAAACAAAAGTTGCTTTGTATTACAATCAGAAGTTAGACAAATACTTTACAATACCTTATGGCAAAGGAGTTGATTCTCCTTTACAGGCAGAAGAAACACAGATTGAAGAAGCAGTAATGGATCAATTGCATAAGATTGTTGCTGGCAAACAAGCAAGCACGGTTAAGTTTGCTAATGGTCAAACAAAAAAGATTGACCACTTTACTGCGTCTGCAATCACACAGGTTCATAAAGCAGTAAATGATGAAAACAAAAAGAAGTTGGCTGACATGGTGCATAAATCACCAGAGCATCTTGCCAAAGTAGCATCTTTTGCTTTCAGTAAAGCAAAATGAATTTTATAGATTTTATTTTAGAAGGTAAATTAGACGAAGCAAGAAACGCATTACAGAATCGTCTAAATGAAATTACTTCAAAGAGACTTGCTGAAGCAAAACGATATGTTGAGGCAGATTTATTTGAAGAAGTAGAAGAACAACTTGATGAGAAAAGAAATCCTAATCTCGTCAAAATGGGAAGAATTACAAGAGTTCGCCGTAGAATTAGAAGAAATGCCAAAGGTCGTATTGTAGTTCAAAAGAATCGCAGACGGTCAGGTATTAAAGGTTATCGTATCGTAGGTAATACTGTAAGAAGAATACCTGCGGCACAAAGATTAAGAAAAGCCCGTTTATTGAAACGGTCATGGAAAACAACTAGAAGAGCTAAACTTCGCCGGTCATTGTTAAAACGAAAGTTGTCAATGAGAAGGCGCACATCAATGGGACTAAGATAAAATGCCATTTGAAATTATAAATGCTGTCAGAGCAAAATCTACTATCAGAGTTACTGGTCCTGCCAGCAACACACAAATTAATTTGTCTCAACTTTCTGCTCAAACAGAAGAAACAGTTACTTCGGCTGCAATTGCACAAGTTTCTGCAACGACAAATGGTATCTATAGAATTTATAGAGGAACAAGTACCACAGGAGGTGCTGCACCTGCTGGCGGAACATTGATTATGGAAATTTCAACTCCAATCAATCTTGTTCTTTATGAATATGATATCACTTTTGCTAATAACTCAACGGCCAATGTTTTCATTGAACATACAGGTACGGCAGGAACTTTAATTATGCAACTGGCAAAAACGGCTACATATAGTCCGGCACTCACAGGAATGTAATATGAAACTCATTACAGAAACAATCGATGATGTAAAGTATCTTGTTGAAGAATCAGAAGAAGGCAAGAAAAAACTTTACATTGAAGGAACATTTCTTGTTGGCGATGCAGTCAACAAAAACAATCGCATGTATAAAATGGGAACACTTCGAAATGAAGT